TTGAAAGAAAAGAAGTAGATTTAACTAAGTATTTTTCTGAAAAATTACGTGAAGGACAGAAATCTGACGAACGTAGAATTAGAATTTTACCTGTAAAAGATGGTAATAGTTTACTAGTTGAAGCCTATTGGCACGAAGTACAAGTCAATAAACAATACACAAAAATTTATTGTACCCATAAAAACGATGGTACAAGATGTCCGTTGTGTGAGGCGAATGAGGCCTTAAAAATGACTGGTAATGCTAGTGATAAAGAATTAGCGAAACAATTTTCACCTAGATTATATTATGTCTTGAAAGTAATTGATAGAGATAGAGAAAATGAAGGTGTAAAATTTTGGAGATTTAAACACTATTACAATGGTGAAGGTGTTTTAGATAAATTAATCCCTATACTTAAAAAACGAGGTGAAATTTATGACGCTAGAATTGGTAGAGATTTAACTTTATCACTTGAGAGAGATACTAAAGGAAGAAGTAAGTTAACTTCAATTATGGATGAAGATCCATCTTTATTAACGGATCCTAAATCTGAAAAGGCTAAACTTTGGGTTTCTAATGAAGAAACATATAAAGATGTTTATAGACCTAAAAGTGTTGAGTATATGGAAATCATCGCTAAAGGATTAGAACCTGTTTGGGATAAAGAACAGAAAAAATTTGTTTCTAAAGATGAGTTAGATAGTAAACCTGGTGGAGACCTTGATTCTGAAATAAAAATGTTTACTTCTAATAAAACTGTAACTAAAGCCCCTACACCCCAAGCAACAGTTCCAACACCTAAAGTTGAGGATAATCTTGAAGAATATGCCGATGGTGTTCAAGATGATAGTGATGATGAATTACCGTTTTAATTAATTAAAAAATAAAAAATATGTCAACAGAAAAAAGACCAAAGAAATCTCAAAGTACTATTAAGAAACAAGATTTCAATTTAAATGATTTTAAAAAATCATCAGGACTGGATAATTCAGTTAAGGAAAAACCATTAAGTGTTATCCCTTTATCTGACGCATTTTTTGAAGCGACAGGTAACGCAGGTATTTACCAAGGTTATACTAATATATTCCAAGGTTGGCCCGAAACTGGTAAATCTACTGGTATGTTTGAGTGTATTTCTTCTTGCCAAAAATTAGGTATATTACCAATAATTATAGATACTGAAGGTAACTTTAACTGGGATTATGCTAGAAATGTTGGGATTGAATTTCAAGAAGTTGTAGATGAGGATGGTGTAATTAATGATTATGAAGGATTTTTTATATTTATGAATGGTAGATCAATTCTCAATAAATATGGTAAATTTAAACACGATGAAGGTAAAGAGGGTAGAGATTTGAGAAGTGAACCTTGTGTTGAAGATATTGCTATGTTTATTAATGATATAATAGATAGGCAGACGGCTGATGAGTTACCGTATGATTTATGTTTTATATGGGATTCAATTGGTTCTATTTCTTCTTATAGATCTATAGTAAGTAAAAGTAAAAATAATCAATGGGATGCTGGTGCTATTTCAAATTCATTTAATTCAATTTTGAATTTCAAAATACCTTCTTCTAGGATGGAAACTAGTAAATACACTAACACATTTTTAGCTGTACAGAAAATTTGGTATGATGGTATGAATAACGTTGTACGCCCAAAAGGAGGTAATACGTTCACTTTCGGTGGAAGATTTATATGCCATTATGGGAATACAATAACACCTGGTACATCCAAACTAAAGGCCGCTAGTGGGAATAAAACATTTTATTTTGGTACGGAATGTAAAATAAAAGTAATTAAAAACCAAATAAATGGAGTTAGCTATGAAGGTAAGATTGCTTCAACCCCACACGGTTATTGGAATCCAGATAAGATTGATGAGTATAAGAAACAATATAAATCTTATTTATTAGAAAAATTAGAAACAAATTCTGAAGATCTATTGATTATGAAAGAAGATTATGAAGAAAGTGAGGGTTAATCCTCACTTTTTTTTTGTAACTTTTTTACATTTAAATTCGTATAATAAAGATATTTTTATATTATGTTTAAAACTTGGGAAGAAATAAAAAATTTTTCATCTGAAAATCAAAATTTAACTTTAACTGTTAGGGATTTAATTAAACAAACTAATAAAGAATTAATAATTAGGTTGAATAATGAGAATAAAGTTTTAAATAATAAAATACCTAAAAAACCTGGTATTTATTTAATATATAATGTGGAAAGTAATAAATGTTATGTAGGTTCATCTATTGATTTACGTAGAAGGTTGTTAGATAAACATTTACCTAGTTTAAGAAGTGGTAAACACATTAACGAGCATTTACAATCTTCTTGGAAAAAGTATGGATCTAAATCTTTTCTATTCATAATTGTTGAAACTTTTGATAAGGATACTGATATTAAAGAAAGAGAACAATTCTATATGGATAAAATTTTAATGGCTAATAAATTTATTAGTGAAGGTAATGATTTTATAGTTAAAAATGGCTATAATAAAAGACCTGTATCTGAATATAATAGATTTTTTGCTAAATTAATTTCTAAAAAAATTTTACAATATAAAATAACTGGTGAATTTGTTAAAGAATGGGATTCAATCATTGAGGGTAAAGAAACATTAAATGCTAAAGGTATATATAGAGTTTGTAAAGGTTATAAGTTTAGTGCTGGTGGCTATATTTGGAAATATAAAAAAGATGATAATTATCCTTTAAAGATTGAAGTTAATTATGAAAGATATGCTAAAAATATACCTATTTTACAATATAATTTAGAAGGTATTTTTATCAAAGAATGGTCAAGTAGAGCTGAAATTGAAAAAGAATTAAATTTAGTTATTAAGATTTCTAAAAAAAATAATGAATATAAAAGAAGTTCAAATTTTATTTGGAAATTCAAAACATCAGAAAAGTTTCCTAATAAAATTGATGTACCTAAATATTATAAAGGGTTAGCTAATAGAAAAGTTTTACAATACGATTTGGACGGTAATTTACTTAAAATTTGGGATAATACTACTAAAATAAAAGAAGAATTAGGTTTAATAAATATAACTGCGGCATGTAATGATAGGACTAAAACTATTTATGGTTTTATTTGGAAATATAGTGATAATTTAGAAAAGGAAGTTCTATTAAAGATAGATAAACCTAAATATTTTGAACATACTAAAAGTGTTTTACAATACGATCTTAATGGTAAATTTTTAAAAGAATGGGATAGGACATATAATATCCAAAAAGAATTAAATTTAAGTTTTAAATTAATTTCTAGGGTGTGTTTGGGTCAAAGAAAAACTTGTGGTGGTTACATTTGGAAATACAAAGAAAATGAAAATTATTCCCATCAATTAGATATGGAAATTAATGGTAGAAAAGATATTATCAAAAAAGTTGAACAATATGATTTAGATGGGAATCTAATTAAAACTTGGGATAGTATCAATCTCGCCCAGAAAACATTGAATTGTAAGGGAATTTTTTCCGCGCTTAGAAAGGGTAAAAATTTTTCTTGTGGATTTAATTGGAAAGTTATTTAAAATATTGATTTTTATAGAAAAAATTACTATATTTGTTTATTGTTTAACCCTTTTACACTTACGATAGTGAAAAGACCCCCCAGATACAAAGAAAAAATAGAAATAAAAAAACCTGAGACTCTAGTTGTAGATGGTAACGCTTTATTGAATGTCGCATATCATGGGGCTAAAAACCTTTACAATAGTGACGGAAACCATATTGGTGGTATATTCCAATTTTTTACCATCCTAAGAAAAATAATATTAGATCAAGAACCTAGTAAATTATTTGTTTTTTGGGATGGTAAATTTAGTGGTAAATTAAGATATGAGATTTACCCAGAATATAAGGCTAATAGAGATAAAAACTACCATTATGATGGACCTTCTGATGATCCAATCAGAGATTTACAAAAATTAAGAATAAAACAATATTCTGAAGAATTGTTCATAAGACAATATGAAGATGATATTGTTGAGGCGGATGATTGTATCGCATATTATTGTAATACAATGTCACCTTACGAAAAAATAACCATTTGTACTG